ACTCCGAGCTGGAGGACGACAACCGCGGCATGGGCAGTCTCGCCGCGCTCAGCAAGTACGCTTAACCCCGAGGAGGACCAGCATGGCCCAGAGTGCACTGACCGTCACGGCGCCCAACCCGACGCCGCCCACCAACTTCGGCAATACCGGCGCCACGCCGCCGAACCCGCCGAACTACACCAAGGCGACCTATCTCGACTACGCCGACAACACCAAGTTCGACAGCGCGCCGCCGCCCTATTACGACGACGGCGCCGCAGGTTCGGTGCTCACCTTCGCCACCAACGTGGCCGCCCTGGCCTCAGGCTCCGCCGACACCGCCGGCGGCACCGGCAACCCGACGGGCTCGACCGCGGGCACGCCAGGCACTTACCCCGGCGCGACCAACGGCACCGTGCCCGCCTCGACCAGCGTGGCGCATGAGGGCGCGGGCACGGAGACGTCATCCACCGGCGCCGGCAACATCACCCACACCTATCCCGGCGGCGGCACGCTCGACACCTGCAAGATGGTTGGCGCCGGCCCGGCGCTGGTGAAGGCCACCACAGACGCAGGCGCCCCAGTCAGCCCCAATTCCACCCACCCCTCCAGCCTATCGCCGGCGACCAACCCGACGCTGACCTCGATCGCCAGCATCGCCAGCGGCGGCGGCACCGGCACCTGCTCGGCGACCGGCACCAACTTCACCAAGCAGAGCGTGCTCGTCGTCAACGGCGTCTCCTACCCGACGACGTGGGTGTCGGCGACCAACATCACCGCGACGACCCCGAAGCGGGCGTCGGCCGGCACCTGGCCGGTCTACGTCGTCACCGGCGGCGTCGTCGTCACCGCAACCGTGAACTGGACATTCTCATGACCGACAAGCACGAGAAGCACGACGAGAAGCACGCCGCCAAGGCGGAGCCGAAGGCCGCCCCGAAGGAGGCGGCCCCACAGCCGTTCCCATTTACCGGCAGTATCAACGAGCCGCAGACGGTGTCGCTGCCGCTGCCGCAGGGGACCGAAGTGCCGAAGCCCGCGATCAGCGCCCTCGAACCGGCGGAGTGCGCGGTCGGCGACGCCGATTTCACGCTGTATGTCAGCGGCGACAACTTCTTCGCCGACAGCGTGATCCACTTCGCCGGGCACGACGAGCCGACCACGTTTGAGGCCGACGGCAGACTGTCGACCGGGGTCAAGCCGTCGCTCTGGGCCGACCCGGTCACGGTCGAGGTCATCATCAAGAACGGCCCGGAAAGCTCGGCGCCTGCCAGCTTCGAGTTCACGGCACCGGCGGCACGCAAAGGGAAGAAGTGAGATGCCTACCGCGGTCATCACGGTCGCATCGGGAGGGCTGGCGGTGGTCGACGTCACCGCCACCTTCCCCAAGCTCGGCATGCCGGTCACGGAAGCAACCTCCGCCACCGCGGCCAAGTACGGGCGCGCGGTGACCAAGGTCGCAGCCGGCGGCATCCCGGTGAACTTCGTCGTGGTGTCGACAACGGGAGGCAACCCGAAGTGACGGTTGAGCTGATCGAGATCGAACCGGGCCGGTGGCGTGTCAAACGCCCGCCGCTGGAGCCGGCGCGCTCGGATCTGCCGATGCCGCACGTCATCTCCGACATCATGCCGCCGACCGAGCAGGTCGACGGCCGGTTCTACACGTCCAAATCAGCCTTCAGGAAGGTCGGGCGCAGCCTTGGCCTGACGGAAGTCGGCAACGAGAAGCCGAAGCCACGCGTGCGGCTGTCGCAGACCCGCGCCGCCGCGGAGGCGCGCCGCGCCTCGATCAAGAAGGCGGTCGAGATGGTCCGCGCCGGTAACATAAATCATAAATCACGGTCAAACAGACCGTAAATTCGGGGAATAGTCATGTCAGATACGAGCGTTACGTCAGCGCCACCCTCACCCGCACCGGCCAGTAGCCCGGCACCGGCAGCGCACGAGGTGCCGATCAACCCCAACCCGGTCAACAGCCCGAACCCGGTCGGATCCCAGGCGCCGGATAAGCCGCAATCCGGCTCGGATGGCCGCCGCGAGGCGATCCAGCGCGCTTTTGACCGCGCCAGCGGCAACACACCTAAAGCGGCGCCCCAAAAAACGCCGCCGGTTAAGGCCGCCGAGGCCCGGCCGGGCCACAACAACCCGCCCGAGGAGACGCCCTCCGAACGGATCGACCTGCGCCGGCGCCCGGACGACCAGCCGCGCGATCGCGGCCGGTTCGCGCCGCGCAACCCCTCAGAGGTTGGCGCAACCCCTCAGGGGTTTGCGCAAACCGCCGCAAACGGCGCGCAGAACAGTGCAAATGCGCAAAACCGTGCGCCTGTTGCACCGTTGCCTGCGCACGCGCCTTACGCGGCTTCGCCAGCCCGGTTCTCGGAGCGCGCCAAGGCGGAGTGGAGTGCCGCGCCGGAAAGCGTCCGCGGCGAGGTGCACCGGATGCAGGAGGAGTTCGTCAAGGCCTACCGGGTTTACAAGAACGACTTCGACGAGATGTCGAAGATCCGGCACTTCCACAAGATGGCGACCGACCACGGCACCGACCTGAACACCGCCTTGACCAACTACGTCGGCATGGAGCAGAAGCTGCGCGCCGACCCGGTCGCCGGCCTCGACATGATCGTCAACAATCTGAACCTGCGCACCCCCGACGGCCAGCGCATCGGCTTTCGCGACATCGCCTACCATGTCCTGTCCCAGTCGCCGGACCAGCTCCGGCAGCTGCAGATGGGCAACCAGCAGCACGCCGCCTCCCAGCAGATCGGGGCGCTGCACCAACAGATCCAGCACTTGCAGCAAACCGTGCAGCAGATGCATACTAACCAGCAGTTCACCCAGGTGCGGTCGGAGATCGACAGTTTTGCCGATAGCCACCCGCGGCTCGATGAACTGGGCGAGGCGATCAAGCGCGAGGTGGCGCTCGGTTTCCCGCTTCCCGAAGCCTACCGGCGGGCTGACCTGCTCAACCCGACCACCCACGCGGCTCAGACCCGCAACCCATCGGCTCAGACCCGACCCGTTGACCGCTCGATCTCAGGCACCCGCGATGCCGGCCCCTCAAACGGGACTTCGCGACCGAGACAACCCAGCGCGTCACCCCGTGAGGCCGTCGCCAACGCGATCCGTCGCGTCAACGGCGCCTTGTAGTCATCTGAACCCATGGAGCGGCATCGATGCCCAACGTAACAACCAATGCGGCCTACCAGCAGATCTTGAGCATGGCGATCGAGGACCGATCGAGCGGCTATCAGGATCTGGTGTCGAACAACAACGCGCTTTTGGCGGTCATGCGCAGGAAGGGTCTGTGGCAGACCTACTCCGGCCCGAAGATCCGCCAGACGCTGCAGATAGGAAAACAATCCGCGCAATGGTACTCCGGCTACGACCAATTGCTCAATCCTGCCATAGACTTATTCAATGACGCCTTCTTCGATCCGAAGATGTGCGTCATTCCGATTATCCTAAGTTACCAGGAGATCCTCAACAACGCCGGCGACAACCAACTGATGGATGTCTACGAGAGCTATATCGCCGCGGCCGAGAAGGGCCTCGAAGATGCGATGGACGCCGGCATCTACTCGGACGGCACCGCCAACGGCAACAAGCAGATCACTGGGTTGGCGACCGCGATCCCGATCACCACCAACAGCGGCGTCTATGGCGGCATCGACCGCGCCAACGCCACGATCTGGCGCACCACGACCTGGGACGCGCACAGCTTCTTCGCCGGACAGACGCAGGTGACGTCGACGACCGTCAGGCCGATGCTGAACTACGTCATGACCAAGCAATCGCGCGGCCGCGACTACGCGGATCTCCTGATCATGTCGCCGGAACACTACGCGGCTTATGATGCGGCCACGATCGCGATCCAGAGGCAGCAGAACGAAACCAGCCTCGGCAAACTCGGCTTCTCGGCGCTCGAATACATCGGCGGCGGCAAGCGCGCCGAGATCGTGCTCGACGGCGGCATCGGGTCCAACATGCCGGCCAACACAACCTTCGGTATAAACACCGATACGCTCCGGCTGCGCTATCACCCCTCGCGCAACTTCGACAAGTTGTTCGACGGTGACGGTCAGATGCCAATCGACAAAGATGCCATCGCGCAATTTATTGGTTGGATGGGGGAGCTGACGATGACAAACCCCTTGTTTAACTGGAGAATGTACGACAGCAACCCGGCGGCTTGATCCCCAAGCCCGAGCTGCCGCGTAACCGGACCGCCGACGTGTAGGTAGTCACCTTCCTTCCATGAAGGCGGTCCGGACCAACTCAACCAAAGATGGAAGGACGCTTTATGGCTGTTGTACGTGATCCCGACGAGCTGCTGGTCGTGCTGTTCAAGCATCTCGCCACCCAGAACCACGCCAAGACGCTGGCCGAGGGCCGGCCTGTGTATGATGACGTCGAAGTGTGCGAGATCCGCGCGCCTGGGAATAAGGATGTCAAGGTGTTTCCGGCCAATGCGTTCTCGCGTTGGCTCGACAATCCCTACACCGGCGAGCAGACCAAGCAGAGCTATGCCGAACGCTTCGCGCACCAATACCGCCAGTTCAAGGCCAACGCGACCCAGACCAAGTCCGGCACGCCGCTCGACTTCGTGCCGTTCCTGTCCGAGGGCCGCAAGGCCGAGCTGCGGGCGCAGAACGTCTACACCGTCGAGCAACTCGCCGCCATCGAGGGCGTCGAGCTGAAGAACCTCGGCCCTGGCGGCCGCGAGATGAAGAACCAGGCGGAAACGTTCATCGAGGAGACGCGCCACGCCGCGCCCAACATGCAGATGCTGGCGGAACTGGAGGCGCTGAAAGCACGCAACGCCGTGCTGGAGGAGGACTACGAACGCCGCAAGCAGCTCGCTGGCAAGGCCGACGACGATGACGAGTTCGAGGCGATGACGCTCGAACAGCTGCGGGCCTACATCACCACCAACTCGGGGCAGGCGCCGCACGGCGCGCTGAACCGCAAGACGTTGACGCGAATGGCGCAGAGCGTGCGACCGGACAAGGCGGCGTGACATGACCCTGTTGTCGGTGGTGAAGGATGTCTGCGCGGTGGTCGGCGTTCAGGTGCCGACCACCGTGATGACCAACATCACCGCCAACAGGACCATGCAGGAGATGCTGGCGTTGGCCAACGAGATGGCGCAGCGCATCAGCTACGACACAAGAGACTGGACGCTGTTTCGCAAGACCGTCACCTTCACCGGCGACGGTATCAAGACCGGCTTCCCGCTGCCGGCCGACTACAAGCGCATGCTGCTGACGTCGAACGTCTGGCGCTCGACCAGCGCGTCGTACCCGATGCGGTTCGTGCCCGACACCGACGAGTGGCTGAACCGCCGCGCCCAGAACTGGTTCGA